AGCTACTTTTCTTTTAATCTCTGCATCAGCTTTAACTTCAACCAGTTTGGCTTCTTGTTTAGCTTTAGATTGTTCTACCTTTCCTTTAACGAAAGTAGAAGCTAGTCCTACAAGTGGTGTAATTAGATTGAGCATTTATTCTCCGAATAAAAAACACAGGTCGCCCTTATTATCATACTAAGAAATGTTCTTCTTAATATTCGTAAGTAACATACTACTACTTCTTCTTACTTACAATCTGTTTAAGAAGGTCTTGATTATATCATACTTTTAAACAAAAGTCAAGTCTTTTTTGCACTTTATGTTAAAATAATTTGGGGGGCATCTTTCAAATCCCACTTTTTTGTATCTAGGTGGGTACTATATATATGTTTTCTATCGTACACCACCCCCCACCCCTAAAATGAGAATGCGAATGAGAATTATTATCATTATCATTTGAATATTCCTATAGAAATTTAGATATTGAAGTGTGTATATGTTGGTGGTAGGCATAACCCGATTTTATCACCATAAATTATTGTAGATATCAACCAGCAAATCTTTAGATATTCTCTAGCATACAGTCAACAATCTATCAACATATTTAAATGACCTATCTGTCCGTTTTAGTCATCATTTAATTATATTTATTTATAATAAACTATGGTTTTTATTTGACATATTATTATAAACTGTGGTTTAATGTTTAAACACTAATAAAGGGGGTTTACCTATGACAATATTGAAACAACAGACAGACAGTTTAAACAGAGAAGCATGGTTGAATAATGCAAAGGCTTCTCTATCAGCCTATATGATTAATAAAGGTGTAAATGTTCCACATGATTTGAAAATATCCTGTGGTTGGTGTAAAGGTGGTAAAAAAACTATTGGCTCTTGTCATAATAGAGAGTCCAGTGCTAATAACATCAATGAGATATTTATATCACCTGAAATTTTTGAAGCTAAAGAAGTTATAGCTATATTAGCCCATGAATTTATACACGCTTCAGATGATTGTGTAAGTGGTCACAAAGCGTATTTCTCTCAAAGCATGAAAAAGATAGGTTTGATTGGCAAGCCTACAGCAACAATAGCTGGTGAAGATTTGTTGAAGTGGATAGATGAAACAATCAAAGATACTTTGGGAGATTATCCACACGCTAAAGTAATGACAGCACCACCGAAACAAAGTACAAGAATGCACAAAATGCATTGTACTGAATGCGACTGGTCATTTTATGCAAGCGTAAAGATGATAGATGAAATTGTAAATAACAACTGTATGTGTTGTGAGGAGGAGGGAACAATAGAGCTAGCACCAAAGAAAAAGAAATAAACTCACTGTTTAAACAACGGGGCAGAAATGCCCCACAACTTAAAAGGGAATATTATTATGAAAATGACAATGACAGAAAACAAATTTGTAAATGCCTTAATGTCATCTGACGCTGGCTGGACTTATGAATGTGCTAAAATATTATATGATTATTATGAAGAGCAAGAGGCTAATGATGGAGTTGAGAGAGAATTTAATGCCTATGATATAGGTTGTGATTGGAATGTTAGTGAGCCTCTTGATTTATGGAACGAATATCACTGGGGGGTAGATGCTGAACCCTATTCAATAGAAAACTTTGACGCTTGGATAAGTAATCAAAATACTGTGATTTATTGGTTGGATAATGGGTATGATATTTTATATTTATCAAACTTTTAATTCACTCTGACGAGAGCTAGTTAGTGACTAGCCGAAACGCTCGCACCTAGAGCGTCAGTGATAACTAACTTAAAAGGATTATATAAAATGAAAATGAAACAAGAGCATTTTAATTACATGAAAAAAGAAATTAATATAGTGCTAGAAAAATACAATGACAAGGGGCAGTTAGTAGAAGAGTACAGAAGCGGGAACTTTCCAAGAGCAGAAGGAGTGCAAGACTTACAGAAAAGATTTTGCTTTGACTTGTTTTATGGTGCTGGTTTGGTTAGGTGGTCTTGTGATAATTTGTCATATATAAATAGTGACCATATATATACAGCATTAAAGAAAATCTGTCCAATAATTAAATAACTTAAAACAAAATGGAGTAATACAAAATGAAAATATATACAGCACAAATCAATAGCTTTGGTAATGTCATTGTATGCGGAGATGACATACCAAGAAACAGCTACAGAATTATATTCACTGGCAGTTACAAAGACTGTTTAAAACTAAAACAATAGGGAGTAATACAAAATGAAAGATGTAAAAATAGTAAGTAAAAAAGAGTTATGGATTGCACAAGCTCCAGCCTTTAACTTTGAGCTAGATGAAGATCAATTATTAAATGAGGCTTTGGTTGAAGGGTATGTAAAAAAAGTAGGGCAAGATCAATACGAAATAAATAACGATTACTAAACACACTGTTTAAACAATTAGGAGTAATACAATTATGAAAACAATTAAAAATTTAGAAAAACAAAATAGTGAAATATTAAGAGATTGGAATAAAGTTAATGATGAGCTAGAAAGTTTAAAAAAAGAGTACGCAATTTATAAAATCGCAACTCACTTAGAACGCAATGGAGTAGATGTTAAATTATCTAAAATATTGGCTACTGATGCTTATAAAGAAGCTAGAGGAGATTTAATATGGGCATAAGTATGTTCGGATTTTTGCTATACACTTTGGGGGGAACTGCTTTGTGCCTGTACTTGGCATTTTATCTCTCAATGTCTGATGACTTATTTGGAGATGATGAATAATGATGAAAGATTATAAACATATGAGGCTAACTGAAGAGCCTGTTAAGTTAGAATTAAAATACTATTTGATAACTGTGGTTTTAATGGTTATACTTTGTATAGATAAAATTTAAAAGGGGAATGATAATGAATTATAAGAGTTATAAAACCATTGGCTTTGCTAGTGGTGCTCACTTGCAAGGGTACTTAACTACCACCAGAGCAACGATTGAAGAGGCTTTCGGTGAGGGTATGAGGTTCACTGAAGGTGGAGAAACTAAGGTGTCTATTGAGTGGAGCATTGCTTTCAAGGCTGAAGATGATAGGACTGTCAATGCTACTATCTACGCATGGAAAACAGAAGGCTATGTACCTAGTTTAAACGAGCTGTTTAAGTGGCATGTTGGGGGGCATAATCTTGATGCTTTAGATTGTGTGTATCAAGCGATTGAGAAGGCTAAAGAGTCATGAACGTAGACTCCAACAGAACTGAATGGAAAGTTGCAGTACCTCTATTGTTACTAGATGAGGATTGCAGGAAACACCCAGAGCTCTGCCATAAAGCGCAAAGATTAATAGACGTGGTTATTATTAAACTGTTAGCAAACAACAAGGAGAAGTAACATGAGTATTACACATTACGATAGTGATGATAAAATTGACAACAGATATGAGGAAATGGTTAATGATGAAGACTATATAATACAGGTCTTGTGTAAAATAAATGATAAATACCCGCAGTATTTTTTTGAGTGTTATATAAACGGATCTAACCCAAAGGAAGGGGTACTTTTTGAAAAGTTTATGCTAGCTGAAGTAATAGAGGATATAAAGGAGTGGGGATAATGAGAATAGAAAACCTAGAAGAAACCTATTTAGATAGGGAGTTAAGAAAAAAACTACAACAAGGCTATGTTGATGCTACTAGATCAGACTACGATAGATACATGGAAGGAAGTTTAGATTACATCTATGGTAGACCATACGATAGTGAGAGAGTAGAACAAGGTGATATGTTGTATGACTTAGGACATAGTAAAGCAAAAGAAATATCTACAACAGTAGAAGAAGATGAAGAAGAAAGATTGTCTAAGATATACAAGCCCTATCATAGAGGTTGGGTTGATAGAGTTGTGTAAGAAGCATATGTTTTTAAAGGGTAGCATAATTATGAAAAACAATACAGTAAATAATGGAGATAAATAAAATGAGTTCAAAAGATTTAACTGAGTTAGAGCGTAAGATATTTATTAAACTGTTGTTGGGTTGGGATAACTTGACAATAGAAGATCAACTTAAAATCAAAAGAAGTAAGATAAAAAATATTATCTTTAGTATCTTTAAGAAGTTTGGTGTACACTCAAGACCAGAGTTACTTGCTATGTACATACCTAATGTTATTATCCAGAGAGAGGAGAAGAAACTAAATGGATAGCGATAGAGATTTATATGACATTGTATTGTATTCAATAGAAGATAAAGTTAAGTACCTAAGTAAAGGTTTAAACCTTGAGCAAGCTACTGAGTACATGAATAATCATAAGACTATACCTCATACTATGATAGGTTTAATACCACATAACAATGGAGAGGAAGATGTTAGAGAATAAAGATAAGGGAACCTTTTTGTATCATACTAGCTGTGAATTGTGCGGTTCGTCAGATGCACACGCAAGGTACTTACAAGCTGATGGTAGTGAAGATGGAACTTGTTTCTCTTGTAATACATATCACAAATCTAGTACAGCAGAAGTTGTACCGATTAAACAATATAAGGCTAGTAAAATGAAAACGATTGAGGAGATAAACAAGTTACCTATTCTTGATGTACCTGATAGGTTAATTAAAAAAGAAACAGCAGAGAAGTACAGAATGAGAGCTAGCTTATCAGAGAAAGATGGTGAAACAGTTACTCACTTGTACTGTCCTGATACTTTAGATGGGAAGCTAGTTGGCTATGAGTGTAAGGATACAGCTAACAAAAGTTTCTCTAGTGTAGGAGATAGGAAGGGTGAGTTAGATTTGTTTGGCAGTTGGACTTGCACTGGTGGTAACAAGTTGTTTATCACTGAGGGTAGGCTAGATGCTATGGCATTACATCAAACAATCACTGACCTTAACCCAGAGAAATACAAAGCGTTTAAACCTAGTGTTGTTAGCTTAACAAGAGGTGTAGGTACAGCAGTTAAAGACTTACTCAATAACAAGAAGCTCTTAGCTAAGTACAAAGAGGTAGTGTTAGTATTTGATAATGATACTCATGGTAAGAAAGCAACCAAAGATTGCCTAAAAGTATTTCCCTTATACAAAACAGCCAAGCTAGATCTTAAAGATGCTAACGAGATGCTCATGAAAGGTAAGGCTCAAGAGTTGTATGATGCTTGTGTGTGGAACGCTAGTGTTGAAAGACAGGGTGAGGTTGTAGATGTACATGACATCATTGAGAGTGCTATGCTTAAGCCACAGATGGGTATTAGTTTTCCTTGGCAAACTGTAACCAAGGCTTGCTTTGGTATCAGACCACACACTATCCACTGTGTTGGTGCAGCACCTAAGATAGGTAAGACAGACCACCAACATCAGCTAGTACACCACCTTGTCTACAACGAGAAGGTCAAAGTTGGTATGTTTGATCTTGAGAATAGCCCAGTTAAGACAGCTAAGAAGTTAGCTAGTAAACAAGCAAAGAAAGATTTTACTAGACCAGATACTGTGTACCAAGACAGTGAGCTAAGACAAACGCTTGAAGGATTAGATGGTAAGGTTAGGTTCTATGACAGGGCAGGTTCAAGAGATTGGGAAGCAATACAAACTACAATAACAGAGATGCACCTACTTGATGGTATCAATGTCTTTATGATTGACCCTATGACTACACTGGTGCAAGGGTGTGATGCTAGTCAAACCAATACTGAGTTAGGTAAGATATGTAGTTCTGCCGCTGACTTAGTATCTGTGTACCCTATCACTATATTCTTTTACTCTCATGTGAACCCCAAACCTAAAGGCAGTATGCCACACGAGAAAGGTGCTAGAGTTTATAGCTCTGAGTTCTTTGGTAGTAGGTCAATGGAAAGGTTCTTTCACTATGGTCATGGTATCAGCAGAGATAGAAGTGATGAGTGTCCAGATGATAGAAAGAATATGTCAGAGTTCTATATGTTATTTGACAGAGACTTTGGTCAGTCGTACACTTGTGATGTATACTTTGATGAGAGTACAGTAACATACTTAGAACCTATGAGAAGGAGTTGGTAATGAGTAACCTATATGATTTTGATGGTAAGGATTACAAGAAAGATCGTGACCAAGTTAGGTTATCTAGTAACCTTGATATACTAAGAGAGTATATGGAAGGTAGAGGAGCTTTAACAATCAATCAGATAATTGAAGGCACAGGATTGAAAAGCCACACAGGTGTGAGTGCTAGTATAAGAGAGTTAAGAAAACCCAGACATGGTAGTAGAACTGTAGAGCGTAACTATATTAGTAATGGTTTATATAGTTATCAGTTGATGCCTAAAAAAACTACAACCATAGTTGATACAGTTAAATCAAATGAGTTTGTATTTGATATAGAGGCAGACTCAATAGATGCTACCAAGATACATTGCATGGTAGCTAACGGAAAAGAAGTTGATAAGACTTTCTTTGAGAACCTTACACCTAAAGATACTTTGATAGGTCATAACATTATACGCTATGACATACCAACACTTGAGAAGTTGTTAGGTATAAAGATTAAAGCTCAACTAATAGATACCTTAGCCTTGAGTTGGTATCTGTTTGATGTCAATAGGCATGGCTTAGAGCAGTGGGGTGAGCGTTTAAACATTGAGAAGCCAACCATTACTGATTGGGAAAACCTATCTCGTGAGGAATATCTTTATCGCTGCAAAGAAGATGTGAAGATTAACACTAAGCTATGGGGATTACAGAAGTCTTTGTTGATTAAGATTTATGATGGTGACTACCAACCATTAGTTCGTTACCTTTCATTCAAGATGAAGATGGCTATGCTGCAAGAGAAATCAAAGTGGAAGCTAGATGTAGATAAAGCTAACACCTTACTCAATGAGTTAGAGTTAAAGAATGAGCAAGCAATCAATGAACTATCTAAAGTAATGCCTACAGTTCCTAAAATAGCCAAGCGTAAAAGACCCAAGCTACCTTTCAAACAAGATGGTTCTCTGTCTGTAGCAGGTGAAAGGTGGAAGGTTTTAGCAGAAGATAATGGATTTACTATTGAATACGACCATGAGATAGAAGAAGTAGTAGGTCAAGAAGAACCCAACCCTACCAGTAGTAAACAAGTTAAAGATTGGTTGTTCTCTTTAGGGTGGCAGCCTATGACATTTAACTTTGTAGAAGATAGGGAGATACCCCAAGTAAAAACTAAAGATGGTGAGTTGTGTAAGTCTATTAAGAAGTTATCCAAGCTACACCCAGAAGTATTGGTGCTTGAAGATATGGCAGTAGTTAAACATAGGATAGGATTAGTTAAGGGCTTACTAAAGAATGAACAAGGTGGATATGTGCAAGCATCTATACAAGGCTTAACCAACACCTTGAGGTTTAAACACGCTGTCTGTGTCAACTTACCTAGTGCAAGAAAGCCTTATGGTTTAGAGATAAGAGGCTTACTTACATCTCATGATGATAAAGAGTTATGTGGTAGTGATATGTGTAGCCTAGAAGATAGAGTCAAGCAACACTATATGTGGGAGCATGATGAAGAGTATGTTAAAGAGATGAGTAAACCAGACTTTGACCCACACCTTGACCTTGCACTATCAGCTAAAGCTATCAGTCAACAAGAGATGCAAGATTACAAAGGGGGTAACAAACTTGATAGGATTTCTCAGCTACGATACAACTACAAGGGTGGTAACTATGCACTTCAATATGGTGCAGGAATTAAAACCCTAGCAAAACAGTTGGGTATTACTATGAAGGAAGCCAAAGTAATCAGTGAAGCGTACTGGAAAAGGAACTGGAGTGTTAAGGCTATCAGTGACAGCATGATAACTAAGGAAGTTAAAGGTATTACATGGCAGTACAACCCAGTGTCTAAGCTATGGTACTCATTAAGAAGTGACAAGGATAAGTTCTCAACCTTGTGTCAAGGTACAGGTACTTACTTGTTTGATATGTGGGTGGGGTTCATCTTAAAAGAAAGAGAGCAACTAACAGCTAACTTCCATGATGAAATAGTATTAGAAATAAAGAAAGGTAACAGAGATAAATGTAAAAAACTTTTAGAAAAAGCTGTACAAAAAGTAAATAATATGTTAAGTTTAAACCGAGAGTTGCAAGTTGATGTCCAATTTGGTGACAACTACAGTGATATTCATTAAGGAGAATGATATGGTAATGGAATATGAAGACCTACCAGCAGGTGAACACGAAGCTAGACTTATCTATGTAGCAGAGTTAGGTAAGTGTATTAACAAGTGGGCAGAGGAAGGCAAAGATAATATTCAAAACAAAATGTCTTTGTGCTTTGAGGTGATAGGTTCTAGTGTCAAGATTGATGGTGTAGAAAAACCTAGAATGTTGTGGTGTCCTGAGTTTAACCACTTTGACCACAACTTAACAGAGATGGGTAAAGAAACCGAAAGGTATAAAGTCTTTGTACCAGATGCTCAGAAAGGTATGACAGCAGATTGGAAGTCTGTATTAGGAGAGCCTGCTAGTATTCGTGTAATTAAAGAACCTAGTAAAAAAGACCCCAGTAAAATCTTTGATGTAATAGACTCTATTACTCCTATACCTGCTAAGTATAAAGATAAAGTAGCCCCTGCTATCACCACTGATTTTGCTATGGCTACTGTTGAAGATGTTGATAGCCCTGCTATTAAAAACTTATTTGGATTAACTAAGTGGAGACATGATAATAGGCTTCGTGATAATACTGGTAACACTAAGCCCATAGAAAATAATAATAAATCAAAACCACAACCAGTGGTAGAAGAAGAAGTTTTTGATGAAGCTGTTCCCTTCTAAATGAAAGCCTTGATAGATGGTGACATCATAGCTTACAGAGTAGGCTTTGCTTGTCAGAAGAAGGATAAGGAAACAGGGTTGGTTACGGCTGACCCTAAACCTTATGCTCTCCATTCTACTAAGCTCTATGTCAATCAGATAATAGAGGACTGTGGCTGCAACAGCTACACCATATACCTCACACCTAAGACAACCTTCCGTAACAAAGTAAGAGATGACTACAAAGGCAATAGGAAAGATGTTGCTAAGCCAGTTCATCTTGAGGCTATCCGTACCTACTTGATTAGTATTTACAAAGCTAAAGTAGTAGATAATATAGAAGCTGATGATGCGTTAGGTCTTAAACAAAATCCTAGGACTATGATATGCAGCATAGATAAAGACTTGTTAATGTGTGAAGGCAACCACTACAACTTTGTAAAGAAGGAGTTTAAACAAGTAACTAAAGAAGAAGGTATTAGATTTTTTTATCAGCAAATGATAACTGGTGATAGTGCGGATAATATCTTAGGCATTAGAGGTCTTGGTAAGGTCAAGGCAAGCAAGCTATTAAAGGATACCGCAAGAAAAAATTGGGATAATATGATTATTGATTTGTACATAAAAGAGTTTGGCTACGAGGAAGGTCGTAACAGATGTGTACAAAACAGTCAGCTACTATGGATACTACAATCAAACAAACAGATGCCAATGGATTTTAGTTATNNGATACCTTACTATTTAAGTAAGAAAGGTAGATGTAAGTTTTGTTCATCTGGTGTAGTGTTTGTTCACAAAGTATATACACCTGACTTTATAATAGGTTCAATTATAGTAGAAGCAAAAGGTAGATTCACTTCAGTTGACAGAACTAAGATGGCTCAAGTGGTAAAAGAGAATCCAAGCCTTGACATTCGTATGTTGTTTATGCGTGACCAGTGGTGTACTAAAAAGAAAAGAAAAAGATATTCTGATTGGTGTAACGATCATGGTATCAAGTTTGCTTTTGGTACAGCACTACCTAAAGATTGGTTAAGGGAGTCAAGAAAATGATTGATACAAAGTTCTGTATATTCTGTGGTGTACATGAGCCTGAGTACACAGTAAAAGAGTACACTAGAAAGTGCAATTCGTGTGGTGAAGGTGTTGTTCTTTCTATAAACGAAGCAATAGACCTTATCAATAGTCAAAAAAGCAAAGGTTATGTTACAGATGAAATGATTAGTTGTGTTTCTGAACAAGACTATGAAAGGGGTGAGCTAGATTTTGATGATGACTTGTTGTCAGTAGAGCAAGCTATTGCAAGGGAAGATGCCATGCGTGACATTTATGGTGATGAAGAGGAGTATTGATTATGAAGATATGCGTAGTACCAGATACACAGGTTAAGCCTGATGTACCACTAGATCACTTGCTGTACGCAGGTAGGTACATAGCATCTAAGAAACCTGATGTCATTGTAATGATAGGTGATTGGTGGGATATGGAATCCCTCTGTTCATACGATAAAGGCAAGGCATCTTTTGAAGGTAGAAGATACAAGAAGGATATAGATGCAGGTAACTTGGCTATGGACTTGTTCTTACAACCTATCAAAGCAGAGCGTGAAAGACTAAAGGTAAACAAGAAGAAGCAGTGGAAGCCTAGAATGGTATTTACTATTGGCAACCACGAGCAAAGGATTGAAAGAGCCATAGAAGATAATGCTATGCTAGAAGATACGATAGGATACCATGACCTTAACCTAGATGATTGGGAAGTAGCTGACTTCTTACAGCCTGTTATAATAGAAGGTGTAGCTTTCTCTCATTACTTTACTACTGGTATTATGGGTAGACCTGTGACTAGTGCTAGAGCTATGCTCACTAAGAAGATGATGTCATGTGTGATGGGTCATGTACAAGATAGGGATATAGCTTATGGTAAACGAGCAGACAACGCTAGACTTACAGGATTGTTTGCTGGTATGTACACACAACATGATGAAGGATACTTAGGTAATCAAGGTAACAGTTCTTGGAAAGGTATTTGGATGTTAAACGAAGTAGAGAATGGTAGCTTTGATGAGTTACCTGTATCACTTAATTATTTAAAGAATAAATACGGGGGATAAGATGACTAAGATTGTTAAGGGTGTTAGCAACTTTCAATGGGGTGGAGATCACTATAGAAAACTACCTATCCAAGTATGGGATTTTATTGCTGCTAACAAACTAGATTACTTTCAAGGTAATGTAGTTAAGTATGTATCAAGATACAAAGATAAAAATGGTTTAGAAGATTTAAAGAAAGCTAAGCACTACATAGATAAAATTATTGAGAACGATTATACGAGG